GATGGCTGAACGTATTTATGAATATGCTTCTAACCTTTGGTTTATGTTTTCTACTCCTATACTAAGTAATGCAGGAACTAAAAGAGGTATGCCTATCTCTTGTTTTTTAAATTATGTTGGTGATAGTAGACAAGGATTAACAAGGCACTACACAGAAAACGCATGGTTGGCTTCTGTAGGTGGTGGAATTGGTGGCTACTGGGGACACGTTAGGTCTGATGGTACAATGACTTCAGGTGGGAGTCAGAGTTCAGGGTCTATTCCTTTTTTACATGTAGTTGATTCTGAAATCATGGCGTTCTCTCAAGGAAAAACTAGAAGAGGAAGTTATGCCGCTTACATGGATATAAGTCACCCTGAAATAATAGAATTTTTAGAAATGAGAAAACCTAGTGGTGGTGATATACATAGGAAATGTTTAAACTTACATCATGGTATAAATATTTCTAATCAATTTATGGAGTTGATTGACAACTGTATAAAAGAACCTACTTATGATGATAGTTGGGATTTAGTAGACCCACATACAAAAGAAAAAGTGCGCACTCTTTCAGCGAGAGATTTGTGGCAAAAAATTTTAGAGACTAGAGTAGCAACTGGTGAACCTTATATCTGTTTCATTGATACAGTAAATGAAGCTCTCCCTGAACAACAAAAGAAATTAGGATTATATGTTAATCATTCTAATCTTTGCTCGGAAATAACCCTACCTACAAATGAACAACGGACAGCCGTTTGTTGTTTATCTTCCCTTAACTTAGAAAAATATGAGGAATGGAAAAAGGATACTTTATTTATTCCTGATATAGTACGTTTCTTAGACAATGTACTACAATACTTTATAGATTATGCACCCGAAGAATTATTTAGAGCAAGATTTAGTGCTAATAATGAGCGTAGTATAGGACTAGGAGCTATGGGTTTTCATGCCTATCTTCAACAACAAAAAATTCCCTTCCAATCTGCTCTAGCAAAAACAAAAAATTTACAAATGTTTAAAAAAATAAAAGAAGAAGCTGTAGCTGAATCAAAAAGATTAGCTGTTAAGAGAGGTGAAGCTCCTGACATGGAAGGCACAGGATTACGTCATGCACACTTATTAGCTATTGCACCTAACGCTTCATCTTCAATAATTTGTGGGACTACTTCTCCCTCAATAGAACCTTATAGAGCAAATGCTTATGTTCAAAAAACAATGTCAGGTTCTTTTTTAGTTAAGAATAAATATTTAGAAAAACTTTTAGAAAAGAAGGGTATTAATACGGATAAAATTTGGACATCTATTATAGCTAATAGAGGTTCAGTCTTACATTTAAAAGAATTGTCTGAGTATGAGAAAGATATTTTTAAAACTGCTATTGAAATAAATCAACAGTGGATAATAGAACATGCCGCAGACAGGCAGAAGTATATATGTCAAGGACAAAGCGTAAATGTTTTTGTTCCTGCTGATGTAGATATAAAAGAGTTACATGATATACACATGTTAGCTTGGAAACGTAAATTAAAAACTCTTTATTATTGTAGGTCTGAAGCAATAAAAAGAGCGGAGTTAGTATCTCAAAAGATAGAACGTACTATTATTCCTGAAGCGGAGTGTTTATCATGCGAAGCGTAATAAAGAAAATAAAAAAACAAACAGTTTTATGGACTATTTATCACACCATTCTAGTGATTGAATTGGGAATATTAATTGTAATAGAAGGGATTGAGTTATTTTTAAGATGAGTTTATTTAAAGAAAGAGTTTATTATAAGCCATTTGATTATGAATGGGCTTTTGAAGCATACGATATACAACAAAAAATGCACTGGCTTCCTAGTGAAGTACCGTTGCATGAAGATATTAGAGACTGGAATGAAAAATTAACTTCTGAAGAAAAGAACTTAATTAATCAAATATTAAAATTCTTTACTCAAGGTGATGTAGATGTCGCTAAAGCGTATGTAGATACCTACCTTCCTAAATTTAAAGCACCTGAAATAAGAATGATGCTAACAACTATTGCCTCTAATGAGGCTATTCATGCTCATGCTTATTCATTATTAAATGATACTATTGGAACGCCTGAGCTTACAAATTATCAAGCCTTTCAAGAATATAAAGAAATGGCAGATAAACACAATTATTTATTTAAAGATAAAGGTAAAGGACTAGAAGGACTGGCTAGAGATATAGCTTGTTTTTCTGCTTTTGGCGAAGGCTTACAGTTATTTGCTTCCTTTGTCATGCTATTAAATTTTCAAAGATATGGTAGAATGAAAGGTATGTGTCAGATAGTAACTTGGAGTATTAGAGATGAGACACACCACGTTGAGAGTATGATAAAATTATTTAAAACATTAATTAAAGAGAACCCTAAAATATGGAAAGATAAATTTAAGAAAACTATCTATCAAACAGCTAGAGATATGGTGGAATTAGAAGATAAATTCATTGATTTGGCTTTTGAAATGGGTGGTATAAGAGGACTTACTTCTGATGAAGTTAAGAAATATATAAGATATATAGCAGATAGAAGACTGCTTCAGCTATCATTAAAACCTAATTATGGTGTTAAAGATAACCCTTTAGGGTGGTTAGATTGGGTATTAAATGGAGTTGAACACACTAATTTCTTTGAGAACAGAGCAACTGAATATAACAAAGGAGCTATAACTGGCAATTTATGGGACTAAAGTGCCCTTTTTAGAAGAATAATATGGACGAAAAAGAAGATTTAGTTTTACCTCACAAGTCAGAAGACTTGGTAGAACTATTGAATAAACTATATCCTGAGAAATCACCTGAATTAAAAGATGATACTAAGACAGTATATTTTAAAGCAGGTCAAAGGAATGTAGTACGATTCATTAATACATTACAGGAGAGGATAAAATAATACTATGTGTATGTCATCACCAAAAGCTCCACCTGCACCTATTCAACAAGCACCCCGTCAAGTGGTGTCTCAAGCGGTGGAAGCAGTGGACAAACCTATTGAATTAGTAACAGCCGATAAAGATATTAAGAAGAAAAAGAAATTAGCTTCTAAAAGAGGCACAACGGCTTTACAAACTGGAGTAGCTTATACTACTGCTGGTTCTAGTTCAGGCGTTCAAACAGGTTAATAAGGATATAAATGGCTATTAAAAAGAGCAACGAAACAATGCTACAGGTTAATCCTACAGCAAAAGAACGATATTTAAAACTAAAAGATAAGAGAGAAAAATTTGTAGACAGAGCTCAGGAATGTAGCGAATTAACAATCTCTTCTTTAATACCCACAGATGGTTTCAATTCTTCTACAAAATTATACAACCCCTTCCAATCGGTAGGAGCTAGAGGCGTAAACAATTTAGCGTCTAAGCTACTTCTTTTATTACTACCACCCAATTCCCCTTTTTTTAGACTAGCAGTCAGTGGCAAAACAAAAGAAGAACTTGAACAAAATAAAGAATTAAAATCAGAAATAGAAAAATCTCTAGCAAATATTGAAAGAGAAGTTTCTAAAAAAATTGAACAGTTAGCTTTAAGAGTTAGTGTATTTGAAGCTCTTAAACACTTAATAGTATCAGGAAATGTATTAACTTATCTTCCTAAAAATGGAACGATGAGAGTATTTCCTCTTACTCATTATGTATGTAATAGAGATGCTTCAGGAAATGTATTAGAAGTAGTTATTAAAGAAAGTGTTAGTCCATTAAGTCTTCCTCTTGAAGTAATGGAGAAAGTAGTAAGAGACCCTGAGTATAAAAAAGATGAAGACATAGAATTATATACACATATTTACAAGTTAGAAAATAATAAATTTTATATTTGTCAAGAAGTAAATGGAATGAAAATTCCTGAATCAATAGGAAATTTTACTAAAGAACAACTACCTTACTCAGCTTTAAGAATGGTTAGAGTTGATGGTGAAGATTATGGTAGAGGATATGTTGAAGAATTTTTAGGAGATTTAAAATCATTAGAAGGATTATCAAGAGCACTTGTTGAAAGTGCGGCGGCTTCTTCTAAAATAGTATTTATGGTTAAACCTAATTCTGTAACAAAGAAAAGAGATTTAGCTCTTACTAGAAATGGTGATATTATTACTGGTTCTGAAGATGATGTCTCTGTATTACAGGCACAAAAACAATATGATTTACAAGTAGTTGAAAGAAGTATTGCTAAATTAGAAGAGCGTATGTCTTATGCCTTCTTATTACATACTGCAATACAAAGAGATGCTGAAAGAGTAACAGCTCAAGAAATTAGATATATGGCAGAACAATTAGAAACTGCTATGGGTGGAGTATATTCATTATTATCACAAGAGTTTCAATTACCATTAGTTAAAATACTAATGAAACGTATGCAAGAAGCAAAAGAAATTCCACCATTACCTAAAGATTCAGTTACACCTACAATTATTACAGGTATTGAAGCATTAGGTAGAGGAAATGATTTACAAAAATTAAGAGAATTTGTGGCTGAGATAGTTAATCTAGCTCAGGTTAATCCACAAGTAGTTCAATCGTTAAATGAAGCTGATTTAATTAAACGTATCGCTACCAGTTTAGGTATAGAGATGGAAGGTTTGATTAAAACTCAAGAAGAATTAGCGGCTGAACAAGAAGCTATGCAACAGCAACAACAACAACAGCAGATGATGCAAATGGCTGAGAAAGCCGTTGCTCCCGTTGCAGGTAATGTAAGTAAAGCACTAACGTAATAAATAGGAGAAAAAATTTATGGTAGATAAAGTGGAAATAACAAGTCCCGAAACTACTACGGATAAACCAGTGGAAGAGACGAAGCCTACACAAAGTAAACCTGAAGGTTTGCCTGAAAAATTCAACTCAGTTGATGAATTAGTCAAATCGTATTCAGAATTAGAAAAAAAACTTGGTGAGCAATCTCAACCTACTAAGGAATCAGTAGACCCAGTTTCTAAGGCAGAAGAAAAACAAGAACAACCTAAATCTGATTTAGATATAGCTACAAAGGCTGTAGATAGTGCAGGTTTAAATATGGAAACACTCTCTGAGGAGTTTGCTAAAGATGGTAAACTTGCTGATGGTTCTTATAAATCATTAGAAAAAGCAGGGATTCCAAAAGAATATGTGGACAGATTTATTGCAGGACAACAAGCAATAGCTGACCAACAATCAGCAACAGTTAAAAACTTAGTTGGTGGCACAGAGGCATATGATAGTATGTCTGAATGGGCTGGACAAAATTTAACTGAAACTGAAAAACAGGCTTACAATACTGCGGTGAACAGTAAAGATTTAGAAGCTGTGAAATTAGCAGTAGTAGGACTTAAAGCAAGATATGCACAATCAACAGGAAGTGAACCTCAATTAGTTGAAGGTAAAGCATCTCCTAGTGGTGAACAAGGTTTTGCATCTTGGGCTCAAGTGACACAAGCGATGTCCGACCCTAGATATGCTAAAGACCCTGCTTATCAAGCTGAAGTAAAAAATAAACTAGCTAACAGTAAAATCTAATAGAGGATAACACAATGGCAAAAAAGAAAAAAAATAAGAAAAAAGATAAGAAGAAGAAAAAGAACAAAAAGAAAAGATAATGTGTATTGGTTCATCAGATAACAGTGCCTTAGATATAGTTAAAAATAAAAATATAGAAGGTATTAAAGCTAGAATTGACTCAGGTGTCGCTAGTGATACTGATAAAGCCACATATGCTAAATTTGTAAAAACAAATAAGAAGGAGTAATATGTTTCTTTATGCTTTAAAGAAAAAGTATGAAGCAGAGATTGCTGAACATACTTCGGTTGTTGATACTTACTTAAAAAATCCAGTAGGTATTCCTGACCACGACAATATTCTTGAAACAGTTAAAAATAGATATGATAAATTAACTCTATCTACTTTAGCGTTAAAGAATATAAATGACCTTCTTGATAAGGCTCAAGAAGCTGAGAAGAAAAATAAAAAATAGTTGTGCAACCTTTATAGGTGGCAACTGCCAAGTAAATAAGTAGATTAACTTGACCTTCCTGCGGGAAGACAATTTAGTATAAGAAGCTGAAAATACAAGGCTTTTATTAACTAACCATAAATTCAAAGGAGAATATATTATGGCAAATGCAACACCAGCGAGTATACCACAGATAAACTCAACGGGTACAGAAGACGCATTGTTTTTAAAAGTTTTTGCGGGAGAAGTTCTTACTTCTTTTGACAGAGCTTCAAAAACAGGCGGAGCAGAGATGGTTCGTTCTATCTCTAGTGGTAAGTCGGCAACCTTCCCAGTAATGGGCAGAATTGATGCGGCATATCATACAGCAGGAGCAGAAATTTTAGGCTCAACTGCTAACCACAACGAAAAGGTTATTACAATTAATGACCTTTTAACATCTTCAGTATTTTTATCAAATATTGAAGAAGCAAAAAACCACTGGGACGTAAGAAGTGCATACTCAGCCGAAATTGGCAGAGCTTTAGCTTTTGTTAAAGATAAACACGTTTTACAAACTATTGGTCAATGTGCAATAGGAACTACACCTAACGTAACAGGTGGAGATACTACAAGTAACATATTTGACGCTAACATAGCTTCAGCAACAGATGCAACTGCCGCTACGGCGATGATAGGTGCTATCTTTTCTGCGGCTAAACAGTTAGACGGAAATTATGTTCCAGCAGAAGGCAGAAAATGTTTTCTTAGATTAGAAGAATACTACAAATTAGCAAACGCTACAAACGTTATCAATGCTGATTTCAGTGGTAAAGGTTCAATCGCAGAAGGCAAAGTTGCAAGAGTAGCAGGAATTGATTTAATTCCAGTTCCTCATTTTGTTGAAACAAATGTAACTTCAGGAGTAGACGCAGGTTCAGCTACAGCAGGTGGTTCAACACCTCAAGCTGTGGATTTAAGAACATTCGTAGCTCTTGTGTCACACCCTTCAGCAGTTGGTACTGTTAAACTTATGGACTTGGCTGTTGAGTCAGATTATGACATCAGAAGACAAGGTACATTAATGGTCGCTAAATATGCTATGGGTCACGGGACTCTTAGACCTGAAGCGGCTGTAGGAATTAAAGAAGCGTAATAGTTTCTTTATTACACCACAATAGATTAGGGGGAGCAATCCCCCTTTTCTACTTTATAATAACTTCAAGATATGCCTAGTGGGTATCTTGATTAACTCGCTTATGAAAGGGGGAACAATGACACTAGACTTAACACCATTCCGAGCTTTTTCAGTAGGTTTTGATGACTTATTTGATGAGCTTAGAAATTTTAAAACAGTTGGTTATCCACCATATAACATTGAAAAAATGTCAGATGGTATTTATAACATTTCAATGGCTGTTGCAGGGTTTTCAAAAGATGACCTTACAATTTCTGTGAAAGAAAATGTTTTAAAAATAAAAGGAAAGAAAGAAAGTAAAGAGAAAGATTATCTTTACAAAGGTATTGGTGAAAGGTCTTTTGAACAATCATTTAAACTTGCTGAATTTACGGAAGTAAAAGAAGTTAAGTTAGAAGATGGTGTTCTAAACATTTCTTTGATTCAGGATTTACCTGAAGATAAGAAAGAAAAGACAATCAAAATATCTTAATAGAAAGTCTAGGGGGGAGTTAAATCCCCTCTAGTTAATTTAACAAAGAGGATATAAAAAATAATATGCTAGATAAAATAAACGCAATAGCTCTTGAAACAAAACATTTTTGGACTAGACACAAAAAAATTGTTCTTGTTTTTGGAGTAATCTTAGTAATAGCAATAATAGTATAGACGATGGCAACACAAATTACACCGACGACTGAATTACAAACAGTTAATCAGATGCTTTCAGTTATTGGAGAAGCTCCTGTAAATGCAATTACAGGCACAGTAACTACCGATGTATCTGTCGCTAAAAATATTTTAGATGAAACATCTATGTCAATTCAGTCTATGGGGTGGAATTTCAACACTCATTATGCTTATACATTAACAAGAGATACTAATAATAAAGTACCTCTACCATCTAACTGTGTTCAAGCAGACGCATCTGCACAATACCGAGATAAAAACTTGGTAATTCGTAATGGTTTTCTATACGATATGGATAATCATACAGATGTATTTGGCACAGGCACAACCCTACCTACAGTGGACTTAGTCTTAGTCCAACAATTTGAACAACTCCCTGAATACGCAAGGCAATACATAGCCGCTAAATCAGCGAGACGTTTTGCTTCAAGATATATTGGAGATAAAGGCATAGCTGAATTGGCAGGAAATGATGAACAAGAAGCATTAGCTTCTTTTAGACAAGCGGATAGCAGAAGTGCTGATGCAAATATTTTAGAAGGAGATACTAATACTTTTTCAATAATAAATAGGACTAGAAGGACTTATTAATGGGCGGCGTTGTTTCACAATCTATACCTAATTTTCTAAATGGTATGTCTCAACAAACTCCATCTCAAAGAGGAATTAATCAAGGTCAAGACCAAGTTAATTTCCAAAATAATATTGTAGATGGATTATCAAAGAGACCACCTTTAGAATATGTCGCTACATTAGATGCAACTAATGTCTTTCCTAATACAACTAAAATATGGAATATTCAAAGAGATGAATCAAATCGTTACATTTGTGCGTTCTATGACAATGGAGTTAAAGTCTACGACTTGGCGGGTAATGAAAAAACTGTCACTTATCCTGATGGAAATACATATCTTAATACTACTAATCCTAAAGCTGATTTTCGTATGGTTAATATTGCTGATTACACCTTTGTTGTTAATAAGTCTATTACTCCCACTGCTGATAGTACAACATCTGCGGCAAAAATAGAGGAATTTCACGTTTACTGTAAATCAACAAATTATGGTAGAGAATATAAAGTTGGGGTTAATCACCCTGATATTGTTACAGCAGGATTTACTGAAGGATATGAAGTAATATTTCAAGTACCTACAGGACACGATGCTTCTACAGATAGTAAATATAGAGATACATCTAAAATAATAGATATACTTTTATATGGTACTTCAAGTGCACATTATGATGCTAGTGCTGATGGAATAGCATTTAAAACAATTCGTGTTGATACAGGAGCAACTGTATCTAGTACAGAAGGATTGAATAATTATTCTCCAATCACTTCGGAATTTACTTTTGAACAACACAATTCAGTTCTTTATGGCAAACCTACTGATGGAAATGCAGGTTATACTGTAACAACTGGTGATGGTTCAGGTGATACAGCGATGTATGCTATTAAAGATAAAGTACAAGATTTTACAAAATTACCTTACTATGGAAAAGTAGATACTATTGTTAAAATTACAGGTGATGAAGGAGATACTCTTTCTGATTACTATGTAAAATTTGAAGGAACAGGTGTATGGACTGAAACACTAGCTCCTGCTACAAGTTTAGGTTTGACAGATACTACAATGCCTCACGCATTGATAAATAATAATGATGGTACATTTACATTTAAAAAATTAGATTGGGCAGATAGAAGCTGTGGAGATGCAACAGATACTAATACTGACCCTTCTTTTGTAGGTAAAACAATACAGAATTTAACTTTTTATAAAAACAGATTAGGAATTTTATCAGGAGAGAATTTAATTCTAGCTGAAAATGCTAGTTATTTTAATTTCTTTGCTACAACAGTTACACAAGTTTTAGATACTGACCCTATTGATATAGCGGCTTCAGGTACTCAAGTTAATACTTTGAAAAACTCTGTATCATTTAATGAAACATTATTATTATTTTCAGATACAGCTCAATATAAACTTGACCACGCAGGAGATACAATTAGTCCTACGACTGCTATCTTAAATGAAGTTTCAAGTTTTGAACACGATGATAATGTAACTCCAATAGGAGCAGGAAAGTTTGCATACTTTGCTCAAGCAAGAACAAACAATACAGCAATAAGAGAATACTATTCTGATGATGATACATTAACAAATGATGGTTTAGATATTTCAGTTTCAGTACAAACATTAATTCCAACTAATGCTTATCAAATTATAAGTAATACAGTTGAGGATTGTCTAGCAATTTTATGTTCTGATACAGCAGATGCACAAGTTATACCTTATTCAGCAGGTTCAGATGTAACAGCAACTAACGCTGATACGATGTATATATACAAATATTTCTTTGATGGTGGTGAAAAAGTACAAACCGCTTGGTCTAAATGGGAATTTACAGGTGTTAAAATACTTGGTGGATTTTCAATAGAAAGTAATATTTATTTATTTACGGCTGAAGGACAAACAACAAAATTATTTAAAGTAGATTTAAGAAATTTAAAAGATGCAACATTAGGTTTTGGTATATATCTTGATAAAATGGCATCAGTAACAGGTACATATTCAAGTGGTACTGATTTAACAACTTTAACTTCTCCTTATGGAGCTAAGACAGGATTAATGGCTGTTGATAAAACTGATGGAACAGATTATGCTTTAACAAATACAACTGGTTCTACATATACGTTAGTTGGTAATCATACTAACTTATGGATAGGAACACCTTACGAATCTAAGTATACATTATCTCCTCAGTATGTTAGAGAAAATACTGGGAGAGGACTTTTAGCTGTAACTACAGGTCGTTATCAAATTAGAAATATAGCATTAACTTACGAAAACTCAGGATTCTTCACAGCAGAAGTTACACCTGAAAACAGAAGTACATCTACAACTGTAATGAACGGATATGTTCTTGGGACTTCAGGAAGCACTATTGGTGCTCCTGCATTACACTCAGGAACAATTAAAGTACCAATACAATGTAGAAATACCGATTTTACTTTTGACATTAAATCTAGTTCACACTTACCTATGTATGTAGCAAGTGCTGAAGTAGAAGGTTATTATCATAACCGAGCAAATAGGATATAATGGAAAAAGAAAACTATGTGCGTCCTGCGATATTAGCTGACGCAATACAATTAGCACCTAAAATGCGTATAGCAGATAGGGAAGAGATAAGAGCATCAAATGGTTCATCGCCGTTGGAAGCTCTTGTTATACCTTTCACTTATAAAAAAAGTAGAAGCTATACAATTATAGGAACAGCTAAAGAAGGAGTTATAGGTATGTTTGGGGTTGCTCCTACAAAAGACCCTGAATATGGAATAGCTTGGTTATTATCAAGTGAAGATTTATTTAAACATACAAAACAATTTATAAAAGAATGTCCTTACTGGGTATCACAAATGAGTGAAGGATATACTTATATATACAACTGGGTAGATAGGCGAAATTGGAAGTCATTAAAGTGGCTTCAATTTTTAGGCTTTGAAGCTAAAGAAGAAATTAAACAATATGGAGTGGGTAAATTACCCTTCTTACTAATGATAAAGGAAACAAATAAAAATAATGTGTAGTCCCGAAGCACAAGTTATAATGACTGTGGCAAGTACAGTCTTAAACTATCAAAACCAAAAGAATGTCGCTAAACAACACGCCGCAGATAATAGAGTGGCTATGGGTCATTATAATGAATCTTATTTGTACGATTTATCTAAAATTGATAATGAATCAGGAAATGCTGTTAGAGAAAAAGCATTAGAAGAATTTAAAATTAAACAGAAAAAAGCCTTAGATATAGCAACAGCATTAAATTTAGGATTTGGTAATCCTCTTAGAGCTGTGCAATCTGTTGGTGGTGTTGCTGATAATGATTTAAACTATGTTGGTTTCCAATTTACTAAAGATATGACTACATTACAACATCAAGAACACGAAGCATATGCTCATATGGTTAAAGGATATAGTAGTCTTACTTCTCCTACTCAACCTAGTCTACTTGGTACAAGTATGCAAATTGCTTCAGCAGGAATTAATTATGCTGTTCAAGATAATAAAAATAGACACGGCGGCGTATACACAAAGAGGAGCGACAAAAATTATAAAAAATATAAAATTTAATTATGGCATATAAATCACAAGTAACAAACAAGTATCTAGGTGCAGGATTTAAAGGTGCACCTAAAAGCAATAGAAACCCTGCATCTACAGAACTAGGACAAATTGTATCTGCTCTTCAAAATGATTTAACACCTGCTGTAGCAAATTGGGCGACAGCTAGTGTTGAAGGTATGCAAGATGCGGCTATAAAGAAAATGCAAAAATTATATGCTTCAGGAAAATCTAGTGAAGATATTAATAAAGAAATTTTAGCAGGTAAACATAAAGATTTAGAACATAAATATACTGAAGCTGTTGTTGAAGGACAGATAGGCAGAATAGAAGCCTATGAAACTATAAATAAAATTACAGCAGAAATAGGAAATTATAAACCTAGAGAACAAACTTTAGAATCTTTTTGGCAAGGGTATACTCCTAATTTTGATGAACGAGGAAAATTTTATACTGAAGGATTTGCTGTAGTATTTAATGAATATAAAGCTAAAGCTCTTACAAAAGATGCAGAAGAAAGAGCTATTTATCAAGAGAATCAAAAAATCAATGGAATTGTAAGTTCTTTAAAAGGAGAATATGAATTAAATGGGTTTGAAGAAGGGAAGGCTTGGCAATTAGTAGAATCTTTTGGTTCACCTCTTCCTTTTAGTGGTAAGGAAAATAATTACTTTGTTAATAATGCGGCTAAGAATAAAGCTATGTTTCTTTTTATTGAAGATTTAGTAAGAACTGCTGAAACTGTAGAACAATTAGAACACGCAGAATTATTATTAGAAGAAGCTAGAGGTGGTAAACACAAATTAGGTTCATTAGCTGAAACTTATAATGCTGAAGAAGTTTCAAAATTAAGAGGAAGTATTCTTTCTCAAAAAGATGCTATTGAAACTAGAAATTGGAATAATTATACTAGAGGAAAAATTATAAAAGAAACTAATTTTATTAATGATTTCTTTGCTTATTCTAATGGTGGTACATTATCTGATGGACAAGGCGTAGTTGAAAGAGATGGTGCAAATCCTACTCAACTTATGGAATATGATAAAATGGCTGAAGAAACATTAAATGCGATGCTAGACTTTGACCAATCTTTAGCGGCTTCAGTTGTTCAAATTAAATCTAATATAAATGAATTAGATAGAGACCAAGAACAAATAGATTTTATAATGTCACAAATTCAAAAAGGTGTTTATATTGAAGACCCTACTAAAATGATTAATGATTTAGCTAAGGCAGGGGGTAATTCTAGTGATATGGTTTCCTTTATGTCTGCTTGGACAGGAGCTAAAAATAGAAAACAAAACAATTTAACTTTATTTCCATTTCAAAATGATGAGTTTTGGAAAGGCAGTAAGAAATTTGTATGGGACACTTTATTAGTAGATAATAGATTAGTTACAATAGAAAATGATGAAGTTAAAAGAAGAATTATAGCTCAGACTGTTCTTAATGAATATTCTAAAAGAGTTGATAAATGGTATTCAGAAAATCCTGAACCTAGTAAAACTTTAAACAATGGAGCAGAGTGGTTAGAATGGAATAAAAATAGAAAACAATTTCAATTTGAAACAGAAGCCTTAATATTAAAAACATATAAGACTGAAGATTATTATAAATCTATTAAAGCTATTATGGATAAAGGTGATACTAATGCAATTTCTAAAATTATCGCTAGTGAAGTTTCAAATCAAACTATAAATTTAGTTATGGAATCACAGGTGAAAGCAACTATTGATAAATTAACAAAAGATAATCAAAATGTTCAGAATATTATAGAAGATGCACAAAATCAATTACTTGATATTAAAGATTTAGATATTATTAAAGAAAGAGTAAATGCAATACAACAAGAATTAAAACAATCAGGAATTAATTTATCTGATGATGAAGTTACACAAAAATTACTTGAAGGTTTAGGTATTAATAATACTCAAATAGATTTTGAATTAATTAAAAATCAAATACAAGGTAATATTGAAAATTTAATTAATGAAGGTTTTATAAAATCTATGCCTGAATTATTGAATGAAAAAGATAAATGGTGGACAATAAATACTGATGAAAGTTTACAAGTAACACCTGAAAGTTTACAACGAACAACAGAATTTTTAAATAATGTTTTAGGTGAATTAACTGGATTAGGTTTAGAATTTAATCCTGATGTTTTAACAAGATTAGACCCAACTTTTATAGATTTAATAGCTAAAGGACTTAACTTAAATAGTGAATCCTTTAGAGATGCAATACAAAAAGTATATAATATAACATTACCTCAAGGATAAGAATGGCAATATCATCTTTAATCTCTGAAGAGGAAAAGAAATCCTTAACAGAAGGTTCAACAATTTCTCCTGTTATAACGGCAGGGAGAGGCGATGTAACTTATAGAAGAAATCAAGCACAATTAAAAAAATATAATGAAATGAAAGAGCTTGAGAAAAATCAAGAAGCTCTATCACGAATACAAACTGATGATTTTCACAGTGTTCTAAAAAGATATTATAAAAACAGACCACAAATGGTTGAAGGTTCATATCTTAATTTTGATACAATGTCTAAACAAGAGTTACTTCATTATTTTTATAATGATAGAACTTGGAGAAACAACAATACTCTTGCTTTATCAAGAGATGTCTATGATTTAGGAACTGGCTCTGACCAAGATTTATCAGACTGGGCTTTAATTCATCAAACATATATTGATTTACCTAATTTTTGGGACGACCCAAATAGAACTTTTTGGCAGTGGTCTAAAGATTTTATTCCTGCATTTCTAGCTGACCCTATCAACTTAGTTGGTTTTGGAGTTGGTGGAATAGCGGCAAGACAAACTATTAAAGAAGGTGTTAAACTTGGTACTAAACAATTAACTAAAAAAGAACTTACTAAACTAGCTGTTAAAAAAGGTATGGTTCAAGGTGCTAAATATGAAGCGGTTATTGGTACAGGAGTATCAGCAGGTTTTGATGCTTTACAACAGTCTAATGAAGTTACCGCAGGATTAGCTGATGAATATAATTTTAAAAGAACTATGTTAGCAGGTGGTATTGGTTTGGTAGCAGGTGGTACTCTTGGAGCAGGGTTTGGAGCTTTTGGTTCTAAACGTGCTATGGGTAAGTATCTTAAAAATGTTGATGGAGAAGTAGTAGATATAAAACAATTAGGTCAGACTATTGATGGGAAGCAAATTATGGCTTCTAAAATTGATGATGGTTATATTGTAGATAAGAATGGTAATGTTAAAAAAGTAAAAGGTAAAAAAGATAAGAATATTAAAAAATCTAAAACTGTAGAACTTAAACCTGATGAAACTCCTTTTTTAAGTAAAAGACAAAAAGTTATTACTAGACAGAATGATGATTTCTTTAATGCTAATATGATTAAAGGAAAAAATGTTGTTCAAAGTTTAAGAGAATTATTTAAAAAAGTTCTTAATAAAAAAGATAAAAACTTCAGATTAGAACGAAGAGATATAAAAGATGTTTTATCTCATATTGAAAAGAAAGCAAAGATTAAAATTTCTAATAATACTAAAAAACAAATTTTAGATGAAGCTGATGCTATGAATCAAATTGGTACTGATATAGGTGCTAATTGGGTAGCATTAAGAATTTTACAAGTTAAAGAAATTAACCATCTTAGATTAACTCAAGAATTAGCAGATAGTGCTACAACTGGTCTTGAAAAGAAAGCGGCATTAAAGAATTTAGAAACAGCGTGGAATCGTTGGGTAAAAGTATCTACAGAATTAGATAAAATGAGAACAAATGTATCTGATAATTTACAAGCAGGTAAAATAATTGTAGACCAAGACCAAGCTAGTAAACTTATTACTAAGTATACTGTAGCAGTTAGAAAGTTACTTGATGATGCTAAAGCTAAAGGAACATCAGTAGAAGCAAGAATTAAAATGCAACGTAATCTTCTTAGAAATATTACGAATGAAAATAGAATGGCTAAAATCATTCAAAAAGTTGATATGTCTACAGTTGAAGGACGAGCTACATTTGGTGATTGGTTAAACGAATATACTACAGCAAATCTTTTATTTGATGCTACTACTCATATGATTAACGTACTTTCAGGTATGGTTAAATTTCAATGGGGTGTTATTCAAGATTTTAGCAGAGCTGTAATAATGATGCCTAAACATAGAAAAATGGCTGTTGCTCAAATGAGAATGGCTAATGATATGTTCATAGGTCAATTTCAATTCTTTTGGTTTGCTTTGAAAAAAGCAGGAGTATCTTTTAGACAAGGGAGAGCTTTAGGAGACCAGTTACAACATAAACTTGAAGCTAAAAAGTGGAGAGCTATGGACACTTATAATAACCAATTAAAAGGTGAAGCAGGTTTAAAAGCTGATATATTTGGTTCTAAACCTATGTCTTGGCTTGGTAAATTAGTATACAATTCATATAGAGCACTTCAAGCAGGTGATACCTTTATGAAACAAGCCTTTAATAGAGCAACTAGAGCGGCACACGTTAATCATAGAATGAGAGTTAATCGTCCTGATTTATGGGCGAATAAAAAAGGTTGGACACCTAAAGTTAGTGCTGTTAAAGAAGACCAAATTGTTAAACATTTAGATGAATTAATTAGATGGGAAAAAGGTAAAGATAAAATTAATACTAAATTAATTCAAAAATATGAACGAAGAAAAAAGAGTCTTTTAGAAAAAGTTGCTGAAAGAGATAAAGACGCATTTACTGCTGAATGGAAAAAATTATTTAATCAGTATGAAGATGAGTTTGGCAACTACAGAGCTATTAGTGAAATGTCTGAAGGCATTACTGAAAACTTTGATGATTTATCTAAAAGCATTATCTTTGACCCACAATATAGAGCAAGGGAAGCTACTTTTACTAATTCATTAAGAAGTGATTTAGTTCCTAATGCAGTAGACCCATTAACAAAAGCTAATGATGGTTTTGCAGGAGTATTATTAAGAGCGGCAAATAACCACCCAATATTAAGAGTAATGGCAGGTCTACACTTTTTAAAAGTTCCTGCTCACTTAAATAGATGGGCTTGGTGGCATACACCTTTCTTAAATAAAGCACATTTTCAATTTAGAGCTATGTTAAATTCACCTGACCCTATTATAAGGTCACACGCTAAATCTATTCAGGCAACTTCTGTTGCATTATTTGGAATGGCGGGAACATTAGCTATGATGGGAAGATTACACGGCGGATTACACCCTGACCCTACAAAGAAAAATTCAATACAATTAACTATAAATGGTGAAGAAAAATATATACAATTCACAAGATTATATCCATTAAGTATTCCATTTATGGCTATGGCTAGTTTTAGTGATATGATTAGAGGTTTACCTAATATTTGGAATGACCCTGAACATACGGAAGCAAATGAAAAATTTGGAGAATTAGCAATCTATCTTGGTAAATCTTCTGCGGCACTTTTATCTAATGTCTTTTCAGCAAATTTAATGACTTCTGAAATGTTTACAAAAATGGAAACTTTATTTGATGGTACAATGGGATATAGTGAAGCCTCAACAGATAATTGGGCAAGTGAATTTGCAAGAACTTGGTTAAAAGATATTTCAAAATTAGTACCTATGGCTACAGGTTGGAGATGGTCTAACAAAGAATTAGCTACTGCTGATGCTGAACTTAGAGATATAACTGAAAAAATATTATTCTCTACACCAGTAGAACTAGCAAAATTATTAGGACTTAATTATCACACTTTTCAACCTAAAAGAGACCCTAATGGAAACATCTTACCTAAAGTAGAAGGTATAGGAGTTTTAGGTGTTACTAATATAGATACACCATTTAAAGTATCTAGTATGTGGATTGATTCAATTATTAAAACAGATGCAGGAAGAGAATTATTTGAAAGTTTAGGTATTGTCTATAAACCACCTATGGGAACTGTTACAGTTAATAAGGTTAAGATAGGTGATATGAAAAAAGTAACTGTTAAATCTTATGTAGATTATAATAGTAAAAAAGTTATTAATGAAGGTGATTATTATATAAATGCTGATGGCAAAGCTATGTTAGATAATAATGGTGAACGAAGAATATTTAAAGCAAATCAACAGACTTTCTATGACTTAGTTATGGAAGTTAAAAGCACTATGAGAATAGATGGTTTAACTTTAAATGAACGTCTAAGTGAAATGTTTGATAATCCTGATAGTGCATTTCAAAAATCTATTAGATGGCAAAAAGATAAGACTGGAAAATTTATATATGATGGAGCTAATGTTGATGGTAAGAATCCTGATGCTCAAAGAGTTCTTGAAATAATAAGACAGTATGAACAAGCGGCTAAAAAATGGGTTCAATATTATGCTTATAGTGGTGATGAAAAAGGTGATAAACCTCATTTTTATGAAAAAGAATTAGAATTAGCTGAAAGATTACTTTTTAGAGCTAATGAATATAAAGGGGTTAGTGAGGAAAGAATTAAGTATATTAGAATACTAACCAACGGAGATTAATAAAGTACCCCTTTTAGAAGAGATAAACGAATAAATACAAGGAAAATTTAAAATATGGCTAACAGTTTTGTACGATATACAGGAAATGGTAGTACAGATGCCTATTCAGTCCCATTTAGTTATAGGGCTCAGGCAGACGTAGCAGTAACCATTGATGGTGTCACTACATCAGCTTATACTTGGAATGGTGCGGGTACAGTAATTACTTTCACAAGTCCCCCTGCGGACACAACAAATATAGAAATAAGACGTACAACTAGCCAAGCGGCAAGATTAGTAGATTATGCTGATGGCTCAGTATTAAAAGAAAACGATTTAGATACAGACTCTTTTCAAGGTTTCTATATGGGACAAGAAGCCATAGATGATGCCAATGACAGAATTTTATTAGACAGTGCGGACTTTCAATGGGACGCAGGAAGTAAAAGAATTAAAAATGTAGCTGACCCTACGGCGGCTCAAGATGCAGTAACAAAATATTATTTAGAAAACACTTGGTTATCAACTTCAGATAAAGCTGATATTGCAACCTTAGCGGCAATTTCAGGTTTAAGTACACTTGCGGCTAATAGTGCAAATGTTACAACAGTTGCAACAGCAATAGCTAATGTTAATATTGTTGCAGGAATTTCAGCTAATGTTACAACAGTTGCAGGAATTTCAGCAAATGTAACAACAGTAGCAGGAATTGACAGTGATGTTACAGCAGTTGCAGGAGACGCAACTGATATTGGAGCAGTAGCGGCAAAGGCAACTGAAATTGGACGATTAGGAACAGCAGACGCAGTAGCCGATTTAGCACTTTTGGGTACTTCAGCAGTTGTTACTGATTTAGATTTATTAGCAACAGCAGGAAATGTTACAGCTATGGGATTACTTGGTAATTCTACAACTGTAGCAAACATGGCATTACTCGGAACTGCTGATGCAGTTTCAGATATGAACACTCTTGCTACAAGTGATATTATTGCAGACTTAAATACTTTAGCAACAACAGATATTGTTTCAGATTTAAACCAACTAGCGACAACAGATTTTGTATCTGACTTAAATGCTATTGAAGCTGTTAAAGCCAATGTAACAACTTGTGCAGATAATCTTACAGGAATAAATAATTTCGCAGATACCTATTCAGTAGGTTCTACAAATCCGACTGGTGGTACTGTTAATGCAGGAGACATTTTCTTTAATACGACTGATAGCCAATTTAAATATTACAACGGAAGTTCGTGGGCATCAGTTACAGCAGGTATCGGAAGTATGGCAGATGATACCACACCACAACTCGGTGGAGATTTAGACTTAAACAGCTTTGATATTCCTGCATCAGAAAGTGTAAAGGGATTTTCAATAGCAATGGCAATATGCTTATAAACAATAAACAAATGACAATAGGAGAAATATAACAAATGGCACAAAACTTTAGAAATAGTATAACTAGAAATACTGGTGCAACACCAGTGGCTATACTTCCTGAAGCATTAGTAGACAGTTATGATGCTGTCGTAGGAATAAGATTAGTTAATGTTGCTTCATCTTCAATTACTGTAGATGTTTACATTGTACGTTCAGCTACCAATTATTATTTAATTAAATCTGCACCGATTGGTGTAGGTCAATCATTAGAATTAATTGATGGTGGAAGTAAAGTAGTCTTACACAATAACGATAAAATAATGGCAGTCAGCAATACAGCTTCATCTTTAGATGCTGTTGTTTCTTACGTTGATGCAATTTCAACATAATAAATAAAATAGGAGAAAATAAATAATATGGCTTATATAGGTGGAACAGGTACAGGCGAAAAGCCAACTTATGCTGTAGAAATAGGTACAGGTCTTGTAACTATTCCAAACACTCAAAGTAATGTTTTACATTTTGACAATGCCTATAAAAGTTTTGTCAATATCAATGTTGATACAACAACAACTTTAGTGGCTACAAATAATTATTATATCGTTGGAGATATAACTATAGCAGATACTAAAACTTGGGACGTTGCAGGTACAGGAACTTTAAACGTAATATAAAAAATTTAACAGAATTTGTTTGATTTATTGGTTAGTCAAACACTTAACAATAATAATTTAACCAAAATTTAATAAATAAATAAATGGAGAACAAATAAAATGGCAAGTACAATAAAAGTTGACCAAATAGAAGGCAGTACAGGAAGTACAATTACTGTTCCTACAGGTCAAACATTGACACTTACAGATGGTCTAGCGTCAGCTAGTTTACCAGTTGTAGGAGTTGCTAAAGGTGGAACGAGTTTTGCGTCATTTACAGCAGGAGATGTATTGTATGCGACAGGTTCTACAACATTAGCAAAATTACCAAAAGGAACAGCAGAACAAGTTTTGGCTATGAACTCTGGTGCAACAGCACCCGATTGGGGTTCAGTAGACTTAACAGTTTTGCCTACCATATCAGTTGCGAAAGGTGGTACAAATTTATCTAGCTTTACAGCAGGAGATATTCTGTATGCAACAGGTACAACAACTTTAGCGAAGTTAGCAAAAGGTTCTGCGGCAGAAGTTCTTACAATGAACTCAGGTGCTACTGCTCCTGAATGGGCGGAAAGTGCAGGTGGTGGAAAACTTGGACAAGTAATAACAATGGAATTTAATAGTACAATAGCAGGCGTACAAAGTATAGGAACTTTTGCATCATGGCCTACAGCTATTCAAGTACAAATAACTCCTAGTGCAAATGACAGTAAAATTTATGTAACAGCAAATGGTTTAGCTTCTACTGGTGGTTCAAGTAACGGAATGGACCATGCTATTTTTAATGGTGCTACTGAATTAACTAAAACTGGTCTTTATGGAAGTGCGACAAATGCATTAATTATGAATGTACTTCATTCGCCAGCTTCTACTTCACAACAAACCTATGAGTGGAAAACAAGAGTAAACAGTTCAGGTGGACACTGGTCTTATCTTTATTCAGGAACAGCAAATCCTGCAAGAACAGTTTACATGACTGCAATGGAAATATTAAATTAACATAATAGGAGAATAAAAATGATAATAGATAAAATAGCAGACGCAATCAGAGCAATAGACAATACAAGACAATGTTCTCATATTGTTGGTGATATTGACAGTATTACTTGGTTAGATGGCAAAGCACCAATATCTAAAGCAGATTTGGAAGCAAAAATGGCAGAATTAGAAACACAAAAAACTAATGAAGCCAATGAAAAAGCTACTGACAAAGCTAGTGGCAATCAAAAGCTATTAGATTTGGGTTTATCACAAGCCGAAGTAAACGCACTTACAAAATAGATAATCTAAAATCATGGAGAGTTGCTATGGGCAGATGGATTACTTTAATTCTCTGTCTTGGTGGCACTAATGATTGTGAAGGTTGTCAATAGGGTTGTGACTTAATACACACGTAAGGTTTCACAGTTAGACCTTAATAAATAATAAAAAAGGAGATAAATATGTTCAATTTTAAACTAGAAATTCCAACTTATAAAGAATGGAAAGCAAGTGTTGAAAAATACACTACGCAAGTACAGAAATTTTATAAGGATTTATGGAACGATGTTTGGGTTAGATTTCCATCAAATAGTGATAGTTAATAAATGACGTTTTAGTCTTTAATGACAAGAAGGAGCAACAAAACAAATGAAAGACATTAACGAACTTAACTTAGAAGTAGAGAGACTTAGAGGCGATATAAAGCTCGTTAAACAATCTATTGAAGTTATAGAAAAGAATCACTTGGTTCACTTAGATAGAAAAGTTAATAAAATTAATAATATTTTATGGACTGTTGGTCTAATGATTTTTGCTCAATTAATTATAACTGTTAAAACTTTAATGGTATAAAAATATGATACCTTATAAATTATTATTCAATATTGGTTCAAAAGCCGTAGGTGGCTTTATGCAACGAAGACGGGATATAAGTGCACAAAAACATACAGTAGCTTTAGAAGAAGTTAGAAATGGAGCTATTAGAGCGAAACGTGCAGGTTCATTATTTTTAGATTTATTATTAGGAGCTTTTATATTAGCACCTTTAGGTATCTTAGCTTATGCTTCATATTTTGGAGATTTAGCTATGTATGATAGAACAAAATTGTTTTTTGATAGATTAGAGGACATTCCTCAACTTTATCTTTATTTAGTCTTTATAGTAGTAGGGGGAAATTATGGAATATCTGTTACGAATCTTTTACAAGGTAAAAAGTTTAAGTAACTTTTGGAATGTATACTTAGGCTCTACAATTATAATAGTTTTAATGTTTATATTTTTATTACTTGCAGGTTGTGAAAATATGAAACAAACTATAGGTATATCTACAAATCCTTTTAGTTCTAAAATGGAAGAAAAAACAAAATTAAATTATAAAATAACATTCGGTAAAATTAGACCTAAAGAAGATGATGATGATGATTAAAATAATTGATTTTATTCTAAACCTTATAGAAACCTATAGTGGAAAAATAAATGGTTGGGCTTGGGATAAGAGATGGAAAAATAGACAAAGCGGAACAGGATACAGGAAATGAAAATATCAGATAAAACTGCTATTTCAATGCCTATGAGAAATCTTATAGGAATTGTAACAGCAGTCTCGGTAGGTGTGTGGGCGTTTTTTGGGATTCAAGAAACTCTCAATAAGCATAGCACGACTTTAGAGTTAATGGAAAAAGACTTAGAACAAAATTCAGAATTTAGAATCAAATACCCTCGTGGAGAATTAGGACAAAGTTCGGGGGAAGCAGAATTATTTATGCTCGTGGAACATATGAGCACACTTTTAGAAGATTTGAATGGAGAAATTAAGGGTATGAGAAATAATGCTGTTAATATAGATTTTTTAAAAGAAAGAGTTAAGAAATTAAGTGAAGACGTAGAAAAATTAATTAGAAATGGAAATGGTATAAAATAATGGTAGAAACTGTAGTAGCGTTGCTACTTATATTAAATGGTAATATCATTGAACATACTTATAAAGATAATTTGAGCTCATGTCTTAAATCAAAGCGAATTGCTCAACGGGAAGTAAATCCTGAGAGCGTAGTTTTTAGTTGTAAAATAGTTAAAGCTAAAACTGAAATATACATGGGTGGAAAAAAGATACTTAAAATAATAAAGGAATAATGGATTTAAAAGATAAAATAATCGGTATGGCTCTTGTAGCTTTAATTTCACTTGTCGGGTGGAATCTTCACGAAACGTGGGGAATGAAAGAAGAAGTATTTAAACTTCAACAAGGACAAGAAGTTTTATCTAAACAGATTAAAAAGAACTCTAATCTTATTAAAAGAAATATTAAAAAACCAAATAAGAAAAAAAAAAATAAGAAAAAGAAACAACAAGACGAATAATGAAAATACTATTGGTTATTACTATTTGTTCATCACTCGGTTGTTTACCCCCAATGACACACCCTGATTGGACTTATGAAAATGAAGACCAATGTATGATGAAAGGTTATTACCGAATTGCTGAAGTCGCTGAAACTTATATGAAGACTGTAGGCGTTCAACAATTTAAAGATATGAGAGTTAGAATGATGTATAGTTGTCTAACTGAAGACGCTTGGAAAAAATCAACTGAACCTAAAGGAAAAGAATCTACGATTGAACTACCTATTTAATCTATGCCAAAATTAAAACCTTTAATTTACGCTTTTCTCTTCTTTTACTTTATTACTTATTGTAACATAAACAAACTTACAAAAAAGGAGTCTTTTTATGATATTCCGCATATTAAGATTAATAAACCGAATTACAACAAGACTAAGTATGTGGGCTTGGAAAAAAGAGACATATTTAAAATATTATAAACACCGAAATAAAAAAGATGAGTAAAGTACCTAAGTATGGAACAAAAGTAAAATATAATAGAACACATAAAGGTACATCAATAGGACGTAGACCGATTACTTCCACAATGAACAAAGATAAAAGGAGACAAGGTGGAGCAAAAAAATACAGAGGTCAAGGACGTTAGAATAGAAAAAATTATAAAAGAATTACCCGAATTATTAGTTAAACACGCATACCAAAAACTAAAATCAGGTCAAGAACTAACTGCTTCAGAAATGAAAGTATGTTTAGAGGTCTGTAAGACATACAGTTCCGAAAAGTTAGGTGCAAAGCCTGATAATATTCTTGAGAAAGTACCTTTTGACACAGATGGATAAACGATTAGAAAATTTTAAGAATTTTTTGTATTTATGTTGGAAGTTTCTAACCTTACCTGAACCAACTCCCATACAATATGATATAGCAGACTATTTACAAAATGAAGAACGTAGATTAGTTATTGAAGCCTTTAGAGGTGTAGGTAAATCTTGGATTACTTCAGCATTTGTTTGTCATCAACTTTTATTAAACCCTCAAAGAAATATACTGGTTGTCTCAGCTTCTAAAAATAGAGCTGATGACTTTAGTACATTTACTCAAAGACTAATCAATGAAATGCCAATATTACAGCATTTAATACCTAGAGATGACCAAAGACATTCTAAAATTAGTTTTGATGTAGCTCCCGCTTTAGCTTCTCACGCACCTAGTGTGAAATCTATGGGTATTACAGGACAGCTTACAGGTTCTCGTGCAGATTTAATTATTGCCGATGATGTAGAGTCAGCTAATAACTCACAGACTCAGTTAATGAGAGATAGATTAAGTGAAACTGTGAAAGAATTTGATGCCATCATTAAACCCGATGTTGGTCGCATCATATTCTTAGGAACACCTCAAACTGAAATGAGTTTATATAATACATTAGAAGAAAGAGGTTTCAAGACAAAAATATGGACAGCGTTATATCCAACTAAAGAACAAACGATTGGATATGGTAGTAAACTTTCTAAAATTATTTCTAATATTACAGGTAAAGAAGGACAGCCTACTGACCCTCAAAGATTTGATGATGTAGATTTATTAGAGCGTTTGTCTTCATATGGACGTTCAGGTTTTAACTTACAATTTATGTTGGACACTACAATGTCTGACTCCAATAGATACCCTTTAAAGCTCAATGATTTAATTGTAGCTTCAGGTTGTACGACTTGGGATAAAGCTCCTGCTCAAATTCAGTGGGCTTCAGGTACACAACAGTTAAAAGGTGTAGACCCTGAAATACCAAATGTAGGTTTAAAGGGAGACTACTATGTCGCTCCTTTACACTTATCTGATGAATACGCTCCCTTTGAAGGGGTTGCTATGTCCATTGACCCTGCGGGTCGGGGAGAGGACAAAACAGCGTATGCGGTGCTTAAAATGCTTCATGGAGTGCTATATTTGACCGATATAGGTGCTTTAGATGGTGGGTACTCAGATTCCACCTTAGAAGAGCTTTCTAGTATTGCTAAAAGAAACAAGGTAAATAACGTGGTTATAGAGTCTAACTTTGGAGATGGTATGGCTACAGCATTATTAAAACCTGTTATGGCTAAGATACACCCTTGTCAAATAGAAGAGGTAAGACATAACATACAAAAAGAGAAAAGAATTATAGATACCCTAGAACCTATTATGAATGGTCATAGGCTAGTGGTAGATGAGAATACGATTAAAGAAGATTTCAAGCTAGAACCTAATCATCAGTTATTTAGACAACTGACTAGGATAACTAGAGATAGAGGTGCGTTAAGACACGATGACCAAATAGACGCTTTAGCTATTGCGGCTAACTATTGGGTGGAGAGAATGGATAGAGACCAAACTCTTTCTTATCAACAACACAAAGATGAACTAATAAATAAGGATTTAGAGAAATTTATGGAACATACAGTGGGTAGACAACCTAAGCGGGAAAGATGGATATAAACACTAAAGTACCCGTATTAGTGAAAACAAAAAGGTTAAAGCTATACTATAGCTATTACTTACTCACTTATTATTAATGGATAGATTATGGCAAAATGTGAAAGATGCGACAAGGAGTGTCACTGTAGTAAGGACGCTAAAGAATCTAATTGCGTTAATTGTAATTGTCCTAATAACAGGAGCGTATGGTATGTCCAAAGCTCTTCAAACGAACAAGATAGAACTTACGAAAACGAGGTTAATAAATCAAATGGCTAATATATTTAATAATGCAGGAAACATAGAAGTAGGACAAGGATTTGCAGGTGAAACTGGAGAGACTTACGCTAATGATAGAACAGGAGAGTTTAAACCTTTTGTTGTCTTTGATAGTCCTCAAATGGGACTTAGAGCTATCTTTAGAGATTTAAGAACTAAGATAGCAAAACACGATGGTGTTCTTTGGAGTATAATAAGTGAATATGCACCACCTTCTGAAAACAACACAGAGTTGTACTTTAAACACGCTAAGATGGCGTTGAATGGTGACGATATGGTAGGTGAGTATACATTACCAAAATTAGTAAAAGCTATGGTTAAGCACGAAAATAAAAAAGAAGTATCAGACTATTATTTGAGTGACCCTAAGATATTACAAGAAGCATTTGCATTATCTACTATGAGTTTTCCTTCAGGAACAAGTTATGAAGAAGCTAAAGAGATTTATAGACAAGAACCTCTGCATCTATCTCATCACGTTCCCAAGCATTTGAAATAATTAGAAGAAAAAATGTGAAGGGGTATCCGAGTGAGCGGTGGAGCACATTTCCCCGTTGGTATCACACACAACTAGCGGTTGCAGGTGTCCCGTTGGCTCTTTTTAAGTCCGCAACGGCTCTTATATAGTAAACCTTTTGTTTTTTTCGGGCTCGTCTGTCTTCTCGTCTGTTTTTTTGGATAGGGTACTGCTCACACATACAGACACACAAAGACACACACGGCACACACACGAACAGACACAAAGACAAAAACACCAACGGCATACGCTCAAGTCTGTTTTTTTATTGATACTTATTTAATAAAGCTCAAAGCAATCAAAGTTATAACAATAAATATAATCCAAAATAATATAAATAGTATCTTCTCTTTAATTCTCTTCATTTCTCTTCATTCCTTTTTATTAATAGTTAGTAAGTAAGTAAGTTAGTTAATAGCTATATAATAGCTAGAGCTTTCCTTTTTTGATTGTCTCTAATACGGGTACCTTAATACTTGCCTTAATTGTCATAATCATTTCACAATCTTGCCTTAAACTGTGTCAAGTTGTCGCAGTTAAGTATTTATATCATTTTTTACTTGCATATAGATTTAATAGGTTTAATGTAATTTTATGATTTGATTTTTTATGAACGCAACGGAAAGCACATTGTCCGTTTATTCAGGTCACAGGAAACCACTGTAAAAAATCTCGTCTCTGCTAAGGTTGGCAAGTTTTAGGCTCTAGCTTATCGTCCTAAAATTACTTAATGCAGATAGACCGCTTTGGAGTTCTGATTGTCTCCGAAAGTCTTTAGATTGGTATTCAGTCCAACGAGAAAAAAGTTTGTTTGTCTCTAGTAATTTTACTAGAATTTATTAACAATTAACAAAAGGTCTTATAATGTTTGTATCTGATATGGTTGGTTCTCATATGGTTGAGAAACTGCCAAAAACTATATTTGAAGAGCAAGACGGCGCAACAAATTATAGTATAATAAAAGGCATTTTTTATATTGCGGATTTACATAGTAAGCATTTAGTTTATAGAGTAATGAAGCATGAAAAATACCAAAAACCTATATATGAATTTTGCTTTAAAAAAGTACAAGCCGAAATAATGCTAAAAGAGTTAAAAGCTCAATAAATTTTAAACGAACTTAGGCGGTTGAAATATACCGCCTGAGTTCATAGCTAGACTGATGACCGATAAAACGGAGTATATATATTTTTATATACTGGCTTTAATAGCCGAAACAATTTAAACTTTGTCTCTAGCATTAAGCTAGTAAAAACAACAAACAAACAAAGGAAGGTCAAATATGCGTCAATATCCGATATGGGTTGATATGGTTAATAATAGCTATAACTCTTCAAAAAGTTATGGCGTTAATGATTATAATATCCAAAATGTTAAAATTGGCACGTCTTCAAGAAATAGTTTTGATTTTGTTAAACTTGAGATAGGCGTTGCTAATGAATACCTAAAAAAAACATATAGTTTATATGTAGACGGCGAGTTAATTAAACAAGCCGTTTATAATACTAAAACTAAAAAAATGGAATTAGAAGATGTTAAAACTTCTAATTTTGTATTATCTGAAAAGGCTTTGAAAATTAAATATTTCAAAAAATGGAAAGCAGAAGCAGACGCAAAAGACCAAGCGTATAGGAATGAGCGTTTTGCGGAACGTCTAAGAGTAAACGGCGGTTATTAATGGATAATAAAAAAAAAGAAGCAATAAAAACTATAAGCAGTTTTAAAAGTGCTATTAATAACGGCTCTGCTATGTATCAAAGAAATAGTAATGAAGCCTTTAAAAATGCAAAAGCTAAGGGTTTAAATAAACCTTCTGAATATATGTATATGTATAGTCAAGCTAATAAAGACTATTTTAAAAATATAATGTTTAGAAATTATATAAACTTTGCACAATAACAAACTATAAGACCCGAAGCGGTTTTGAAATATAGACCGCTTTGAGACTTATATCAAAAAGTATAAGTCAAAAACGGGCAAACAATAAAAAGAGAGCTAGAGGTGGAATTTAATTCTAACCTCGTATTAAGAGAGCTGAGCTGAGCTAGTGCTATAACAGAGCTGAGCTGAGCTGACTAAAGTTCCCTTATGTGAGCTGAGCTTTTTTGCTTTGCCCTTAACAAACAAACATTTAACAATATAGGAGTATAAAAACAAATATAATGTTAAAATAATACCTGAGACAAACAAGTATTATCCTGATATAAACTCGGAAGACTTTGTTTATATTGCTAGGATATACGGCGGACTAAACGGCAAAAGTTCTCTAGTTGAAAAGGACGGCTCAAACTATAAAGGTTATTTAAAAACTTTTAAAATTGGAAGCCAAATTTTTACACTAACGGAAGATTGCCGATGGTTTGATAATTCAGGTATGCCTTGCCAATGTCCTGAAGGCGTTAATGAGAAGGACAAGCTGAGCTCATTAAGAGCTGAGCTGAGCCGAGTTAATGCTGAAAAGAAATGGCAAGATTACAAGCGTAAAGTCTTCAAAAAATAAGTTAGTTCAAATAGAAGCTAGTAAAGTTTCCGAAAAAACTAACCTATCGGAGCTAGGCGGGGAAACTCGCCTACTCCACCAACAACTAAACAAAATTCAGAAATTCTCGCAAGAGAATAGTGTTATGGCTAACGACACTTAAAACGGACTAGCTGATTAGTTTTAAACTAGGATTTAATTATTCGGGGTTTAAATTTATGTAGGCGGGGTTGCTCCGTAAGCCCTACAATAATCTAAAAAACAAACTAAAAAAGGACAATAATATGATATGTTATGAAAATATAAATATCTATGAAGTGAATAAAAGGGACGGCGAATATAATGATAAAAAGAAAAAATACATTAAGTTTGCTAAATCTAAGATAACAAAAAAGCTAATTTTTGAAGATTGTTATAGCAGTCTTGAAGAGTTATCTAATGAAATAAGACACGCTGTTATGCGAGGCTCAGGAGATAGAATTGAAGTGTCTTTTGAAGCTAAGATGGAGTATTAATATTATGATGAATAATTTTAATGCAGTAGGAATAGCTGAGGGTTTTATTGAGTGTGAAGACGAAGATACTTTAATAAAGGCTTGGCAACATTTAATAGATACTGGCTTGGCTTGGACGCTACAAGGTTGGTTTGGCAGAAGAGCTAACGATTTAATTGAAGCGGGTATCTGTAAAGCGAGGAAAGTATGAAAGCGTTTAAATTTATACTACCTGATAGGACTGAAACTATTGACAGTATGAGCTTTAAAAAAGCTGTTAAGAGCTTTCAAAACAAATATCCTGACTTAAAGGAAGTTATGGTACACTATATTAATAAGAAAAAACATAAGATGATGAGACTTATTAAACTTCCAATAGGCAGAAAAAAGAAGATAGGAAACTAATGAAGATAGCTAGTTGGAGTAAGAAGTATTATGAAGGTTTGACTGAGGCACAACATAAAGCTAATGATGACTGGTTTAAGAATATGTTAAAATTCTTAAAAGACAAAGGAGTTTTATTTGTGCCTAACCTTCAAAAAACTTTTAACAAAAAAGGTGAAGAGATATGATTGAAATATTTGAAATCTTTTGGTCTTCACCTATTGAGCTAAGAGTTATAATATTGGGCGGTTTAATATCGCCCTTTATTCTTTTAAGAAATAACGACAAAAAAGGAACTTATGAATATCACGATAATTGCTATTGTGATATTTGTAAGCATATAAGGAGCTATAAATGAGTGATAATAAATATATCTATAAGCGTAAAGACGGCGGTGAAATATGGTGCTATGGTAAGTTTGAAAAGGATTGTAGCTATGGTTTTTCAGTTGTCTGTAATGACGAAGATTATGATTTTGAACCCGCAATAGATTTAGAAAACCCTAAAACTAATAGTTGGTATAAAATTTGTAAGATGTTAGATGAAACTTATAGAGGTGATATTGAACAAATAACAATAGGATAATATTAAGAAATTCTCATAGTTTAGAGCTCAATTCTATGAGATAGGGGGTACTCCTAGCGGGGTACTCCCGCCTTTTTTTTATGGGTATTTTGGGAGCTGAGCTGAGCTGAGCCATTAGAGAGCTGAGCTGAGCTGAGCCATTAAAGTGCCCGTATGTAGAAGCCAAATCATAAACACAATAACTTATAGGAGTTTATAATATATGGATAGTAACGATACCTTACTAACTATAATGCCCAAATACTCAGACCAATTAAAGCACGAAAAAGAAATGGCTGAGCTAGGGAAACATAGAACGAACAAAAGACGTACCTCACACGTGGAACGTGAGGAAGAATCTGTGACGAGCTACGGAAAAGTTATGGTAGCCAACACAATCAGACCTTTAGCCAATGCCATAGCTGAGTTTATACTAGAGACATCTAAGAAGACTATAGGAAAGCCACCTATTGCTTTCGTTAAAATGTGCGAAGTTTCACCTGAAATATTAGCCTTAATTACTGGCAAACATATCATTAATACAATTACTCAATACAAACCCTTAACTGCAACGTGTATATCACTAGGCGGAAAAGTAGAGACTGAAATAGCTTTAAAGAACTTTAAGTTTTTAAACCCTGAACTTTATGACGCTGTTAAAAAAGATTTAGATAAAAGGTCTTGGAATTATGTCTATAAAAGACGTAAGCTAAGAGAGAGTGCTAAGCGTGGTGTTGTTAAATGGGAAGAGTGGACTACACCTGAAAAACTACACGTTGGATTAAAACTAATTGAGATGTTAATTGTCTCAACGGGCTTAATTGAAATTGGTATGGAAACTATCAATCATAAAAAAGCTAAGATTATCAAACAAACACATAAGACTAGAGAATGGATTAAAAATAGAAATAGCTTTAATGAGCTATTAAACCCTGAATACTTACCAACAGTTTTACAACCTAAGATGTGGAGCTCAGTTGTAGGTGGTGGATATTGGACTAAGGAATTACCTGAGTTAGATTTAGTAAAACAAAAGAATAAACATTTTAAAAGAGAGCTTGAGAACTTTGATATGCCTGAAGTTTATAGTGCTATCAATACTATGCAAAGTACACCTTTTAAAATTAATCGGTTTATCTTAAAGGTTATGCAAACAGCTTGGGATAATGGAGACGCTATTGGTGGTATGCCACCTAATAGGAACTTAGATATACCTAATAAGCCACACGATATTGAGACTAATAAAGTGTCAAGAAAAGAGTGGAAGAAAAGAGCTGTCATAGCTCATACTGAAAATGCTCGTATGTTTTCTAAAAGATTATTGTATGCTAAAATAATTTGGTTAGCTCAAAAGTTTAAAGACTATGCGACATTGTTCTATCCTTTACAATTTGATTTTAGAGGAAGAGCTTATTGCGTCCCTGCCTTTTTAAACTATCAAAGTATTGGTGGTGCTAAGGCTATGCTTTTATTTTCTAATGGAAAAGAAATTACTCCTGAGAATAGAGGAGAGTTTTGGTTAGCCATACACGGAGCTAATATGTATGGAGAAGATAAAATCTCCTTAGATGATAGAGTTAAGTGGGTTAATGATAATGAACAATGGATAGTTAATTGTGCTCAAGACCCTTTTAGAAATAGAGAATGGGAAGACGCTTCTAATGCTTTTCAATTCTTAGCTTTTTGTGAAGAGTGGAGATGTTATCAATCAAGAGGAATAAATGAAAAGTTTATATCTCATTTACCAGTTAATGTTGATGGGAGCTGTAATGGTCTTCAATTATATTCTTTAATGTTAAGAGATAGTGTTGCGGGTAAGTTAGTTAATTTACTTCCAACAGATACACCTCAAGACATTTATCAATTAGTTGCTGACGCTGTTAATAAAAAGTTAAAAAAACACGTTACAGAAGGTAATCCTTACGCTCAGGCTTGGTTGAAGTATGGAATTAAGCGTTCTACTACTAAAAGAAGTATTATGACAATTTGTTATGGTTCAACAAGATATTCTTGTACGGACTTTGTTATAGAAGACTTAACGAAAAGACAAGACAAAGGTGAATATCACCCATTTGTTGATGATTTATTTAGACCCGCTTCTTATTTGGCTAGTGTCATTTGGGATAGCATAGGGGATAATTTAAAATCAGCTAGAGTAGGTATGAAATTTCTTCAGGAAATTGCTAAGATTGTTTCAAGAGAACAATTACCTATTCACTGGGTTACACCAGTAGGATTTCCAGTTTATCAATCCTATCCTGAAATGAAGTCTAAAAGAGTTAAAGCTATGCTTATGGGTGAAGTTATAAAGCCTCGTATTAATGCTGAGACTGATAAGACAGATAAATTGCGTATGTCCAACGGAGTAGCTCCTAACGTGGTGCACTCGGTTGATTCTGCGGGAATGATTAAGACTGTTAATATTGCATATAAAAATGGAATTAAAAACTTTTGTAATGTGCACGATAGTTTTGGTACTACTGCGGGTGATGTAGAAATGTTAAATAAAAGTATAAGAGAAGCCTTTATTGATATGTTTTCTAAGCACGACATACTAAATGAGTTTAGGGAAGATGTCATAAGACAACTACCTGATAAACTAAAAAATAAATTGCCTGAAATACCCTCAAAAGGTGATTTAGATATTAATAAACTGAGGGAAAGTAAGTTCTTTTTTGCGTAAAAGCATTAAAGTACCCCTACTTAGAACCTATAAAAAGGAGACAAAAAGAAATGGCAAAGAATAGTTATGTCAAGGTTGTATCACCAGTTGGAGTTTCGCAATATGCGTGGCTGACAACACCTGATACTCGTTTTGATGAGACTGGTCATTATAAGACCAACCTTATTTTAAAAGCGAAAGATGCTCAACCATTAGTAACTCAAATTAATGCTGAGATTAAAAAAAGTCTTACTCTTGCTAAAGAGAAGGCTAAAGGAAAACCTATTAAACAAGCTCCTAGTCCTTTTGAAGATGAATTAATTGATGGTAAGCCATCAGGAAATGTTATCTTTAAATTTAAGACTAAGGCAAAAATTATAACTAAAGATGGTAAAGTAATACCTAATAGAGTTGCTTTGTTTGATAGCACGGGGAAACCTATGATTGACGCAAATGTTTGGTCAGGTAGTGAAATGAAAGTATCAGCAGAATTGATACCTTATTACACAGCTATGGCAGGAGCAGGTGTATCAATGAGACTAAGAGCAGTTCAAATAACTAAGTTAGTTGAAGGTGGCTCTAGTAATGCTAAAGGTTATGGCTTTGATAAAGTTAAAGATGGCTATGAACAACCTGAAGCAGTAGTAGCACAAGAAGAAAATGTATCGCAGGAAGCTACGTCTGACTTCTAAGCAAGTCGGATTAAGATACGGATTTCGTTCAGGACTAGAAGAGTCTATAGCGAAAGAACTAAAAGAAAATCGTGTAGCGTATGAATTTGAAAAGACTAAGTTGAAATATACTAAGCCTCAAAAAGTTCATACCTATACGCCTGATTTTCATTTAACAAAGAAAAAAATTTTTATAGAAACAAAAGGATTATTTACCACTCAAGATAGACAGAAAATGAAATTGATTAGGGAGCAACACCCTAATTTAGATATTAGATTTATATTTTCTAATTCAAGAGCTAGGATAAGTAAGAAATCAAAAACAACTTATGGAATGTGGTGCGAAAGATACGGATATGAATATGCCGATAAACACATTCCGAAAGAATGGATATAATGAGACAATTAATTGAAAGTTTGATAGATGTAGGTTCAGGATTCGTCCTAGCCATCATCATACAGTTGACCATTTTTCCGCTCTTTGATTTACGACCAAGCATACTTGATAGCGTTTGGATAGCTTTAATTTTTACAGTTGTATCTATCACTAGGTCTTGGTTATGGAGATTAGTGTTTAAAAAATATAGCAAAAGACAAAATTTAGAAAGTAGAGAAACCTCATCTAAAGAATGGATTAGAGGTTATAAAGAATGGAAAAACAATGAGCTTAAATAAATCAAGATATTTGGAAGACCAAAAGATAGCAGAATATTATTCTGATTCTAAAGACAAATATATTAATGTAGATGATATGTCTGAAACACATTGTCGTAGACTTATTAAAAAATTAATTAGAGAACAAGGAATGAGAGTTGATTATTTGGTTGATTATCATACTCGTTTAAGAATGATGATGGAAGTAGTGACAACTGAAAAAAATCTTAAAGACATATTTGATATTGTAGATGAAGCTCAAAGAAGATTGAGAAAAGAAGATGAACAACGTAAGATTAGAAACTAAATATATTGTCATACACTCTTCTGAAACTAATCCAACACAGAATTTTGACGTAAAGGATATTGACATACAGCACAGAAAAGAAGGTTTGTTCTCTTGTGCATTTCACAAAGTCATTACTAGAAAAGGTGAAGTGCAAGATGGAAGAGAAATACAAATCGCAGGTGCTCACGTTGATAGCTCTGTTAAATTGTCAAATAAAAATTCTATTGGTATCTGTCTAATCGGTGGACAGACAATAGATGGTAAGCCCGATTGTAATTTTACTTTTAAACAATATGGAGCTCTTATAGAGTTAATCCGTGATTTAAAAAAAGATTACAAAGAGGTTAAAATAGTTGGTCATAGAGATATGGCTGACTCCTTATCTCCGCATTTTAACGTAAGTGAATTGCTGAGGTAGTTTGTTTGTACCCCTTGAGAGAGTAAATAATACTCAACGGAAAATCTTAAATGATTGGAATTGTGAGGCTAAAGCTCTCAAGGGGGAAATATTTAACAGGAAAATTTTTATGGAAAATCAGGAAAGCAACTTTTTATATCACACGCCCTGCAATAATTGCGGTTCGTCAGACGCTAACTCAGTTTATGATGATGGTCACTCTTATTGTTTCTCGTGTAACACAACAACAAGAGGAAATGATTTGGAACAACCAGTAAAAGAAAAAACAAGTAAAGAATTTATAAGTGGAGAACTTACTCCTTTAACAAAAAGAAAAATAGATTTAGACACAGTAAGAAAATTTAATTATCAAACTGGTGCGTGGTTTGGAAGACCAGTTCAGATAGCAAATTATTATGATAAAGATAAAAAATTAGTAGCACAAAAATTAAGAAACCCTGATAAGACCTTTCAATGGCTAGGGGACGCAAGACAATCAGGTTTATTTGGTCAGCATCTTTGGCGGGACAAAGGACGTATGATTATCATAACTGAGGGAGAAATTGACTGCCTTAGCGTTAGTAAAATTAATTCAAATAAATTTCCAGTAGTAAGTGTTAAGAGTGGAGCACAAGGAGCTAAAAAAGATATTCAAAGAGAGTTAGAATTTTTAGAAGGGTTTGATTCAGTAGTCTTAATGTTTGACCAAGATGAACAAGGTAAACAAGGAGCTATAGAATGTGCAAAATTATTCTCACCTAATAAGGCTAAGATATGTAGTCTACCTTTAAAGGACGCTAATGAAATGTTATTAGCTAATAAGACTAGAGAATTAGTAGATTGTATATGGTCTAGTAAATCATATAGACCTGATGGAATAGTTTTAGGTGCAGATTTATGGAATGAAATTAAAAAAGAAGATACTTATGTAAGTGTTAATTACCCATTTGAATGTTTAAATACAAAAACACACGGGTTAAGAAAAGGTGAACTGGTTACGATTACCGCAGGTACAGGTATAGGTAAGAGTTCATTTTGTAGACACGTTGCATTACATCTATTAAAAAAAGAATTTAGTGTAGGTTATATAGCTTTAGAAGAGAGCGTTAAGCGTAGTGCATTGGGCATTATGGGTGTAGCTCTTAAAAAACCTTTACATCTAACTAGAGAAGGAACAAATGAAGGCGAACTTAAAAATGTTTTTAAGACAACGATTGGTAACGGGAAATTTTATCTCTACAATCATTTTGGTAGCACTCTTGCTGATAATTTATTATCTAAAATAAGATACTTAGCAAAAGCGTGTGGCGTAGATTTTGTAATCCTTGACCATTTACATATGGCATTGTCAGCATTAGGTGATGCACATACAAGTGACGAAAGAAAGTTAATTGATTATACTGTTCAAAAATTAAGAACGCTAGTAGAAGAAACTGGTATTGGTTTAATATTAGTTTCACATCTTAGACGTTCAGAAGGAGATAAAGGTTTTGAAGATGGAAAGAATGTTGGTTTAAATGCGTTACGAGGTAGTCAAAGTATTGCTCAACTATCCGATATAATTATTTCAATGAATAGAAATTTACAAGCTAAAAATAATCTTGCTCAAGTAAATATTTTAAAGAATAGATTTTCAGGTGAAACAGGACACGCTTGTAATCTTTATTATGATTTAAGTACAGGTTGTTTAAGTGAAGTTAAAGGAGATGTGTCTGATGAGTTTTAGTACAATTTTTAAAAAGACTGAAGCGATGGAGTGGACTGCTTATGTTTTAGAAGCTGTAGGTAAAGCAAAAAAATATCAGAAAAAAGTTTTTTTAGATGTTGCTAAAGAAAACACTGCATATATGATGGAAGATGCTCTTTTAAATATGGCTATGAATGGTGAAGTGGCGGCTTGGAGAGTAGAAGTGAGATTAAATACATTACAATGATAAATTTTCCTTTTGATAAAATGATGCTTATGATGTTTATTTTTATCACACTATATTTACTTATGGATATTATATTTTAAATGAAAAAAAAAAGAAAAGAAAAAAATTATAATAAAGTTACAATGGAAGGTGTCATAGCTTGTGTTACAGTTGTAATGTGGTTGATGTTATTCCCTTTTATAATGTTATATGATAGAATTTTTGGTGGTTGGAAAAAATAACTATGAAACATAAACCAAGTGAACCTCTTATAGTTGGTAAGAAAAGATATTATAAATATAAAATTATATGGGAAGACATTGTTGGTGATTCAACTTTGGCTACTGAAAATGAATTTGATAAAATGAGTTGTGCTGATGTGCATACTGAGTGTTGGATATTTAATAAGACACCTGACTATGTTTATTCTTTTGCAAGTTATTTTATAGAAGAAGGAGAAATAGAATTTGGTGACAGAAATATTTATCCCCGTAGTGTAATAAAGAAAATGATAAGGATATAAAGAAATGAGTGATAAATATTATTGGTTGTGGAGAGATGAAAAGAAAAAAACACAGGAATCTGAAAAAGAAAACAAAAAGTTAAAAGCAGATTTAACAAGAGCCAAAGAAGACAGACAGTTTGATAACTTAGTACATAAAAAAGAAATAAAAGATTTAATAAGAGGTAAGTTAAAAAAATGAAATATGTTTTTGATATAGAGACAGATGGTTTTTTAAACCAATGCACTAAAGTACATTGTATAGTATTAAAAAATATTGATACTAATGAAATTTTAAAATTAGATAATGATAAAGCAGTAGAAGAATTAGAAAAAGCAGACCTAATTGTTGGACATAATATTATTAAGTTTGATATACCCGTCCTAAAAAAGTTTTACAACTTTAAACCTAAAGGAAAGGTTTTTGATACAATAGTAGCTACTCGTTTACTTTACCCTGATGTAAAGGAACGAGATTTTAAAAGAAAAGGCTTCCCTACTAATTGTATAGGACGACACAGCTTGAAAGCGTGGGGTTTTAGGGTGGGCGAGTACAAGGAAGCCTTTGAGACTGACTGGAAAGAATATAGTCCTGAGATGTTGGATTATTGTATTCAAGATGTTGAAGTGACTGATACTTTATATAAAACTATAGAACGTAACGGTTATTCTTGTCAGGCGATGGAGTTAGAACACGAAGTAGCAACTCTAATATTTAAACAAGAGCGTTATGGTTTTATGTTTAATAAAGAGGAAGCAGTTAAATTATATTCTAAATTAAATGCTAGACGTTTAGAACTAGAAGATGATTTACAAAAATTGTTTCCACCTAAATTAGAACGTACACCATTTATACCTAAAGTTAATAACAAAGCTAGAGGATATGTTAAAGGTGAAACTTTTTATAAAGAAAAAACAATTACTTTTAATCCTAGTTCAAGACATCACATAGCGGATAGATTAATTGAAAGACATAAATGGAAACCTCAAGAATATACAAATGATGGTAAACCTAAATTAGATGAAACTGTTTTAGCAAGTCTTCCATATCCTGAAGCAAAAGTTTTATGTGAACATTTTTTATTAGATAAAAGAATAGGACAGTTAGCAACAGGAGCTCAAGCGTGGTTAAAGAATGAATTTAATGGTAGAATACACGGAACTTGTAATACTAATTCAACAGTCACAGCTCGTGCAAGTCATTCACACCCAAACTTAGGACAAGTACCTAGTGTTGGTGTCCCTTATGGAAAAGAATGTAGAAGTTTATTTACTGTTCCTGAAAGAAAAAAATTAGTTGGTATAGATATATCAGGATTAGAAGTTAGATTATTAGCACACTTTATGTCTAAGTTTGATGAAGGTGAGTATGCTAAAGTAGTTTTAAATGGTGATATACATACTGAAACAAAAGAATTAGCAGGGTTAGATTCAAGAGACCTTGCAAAAAGATTTTACTACTGCTTCCTTTATGGTGGTGGTGTAAAAAAGATTGCGTTAGTAACAGGCAAGACAATGAAAGAAGCTAAGAAGATACGAGAAAGATTTTTAAATAATCTTCCTGCTTTGAGTAAGTTATTAGAGCAAGTACAACAAGCGGCTGAGAGAGGATATTTAGTTGGTCTTGATAAAAGACAAATTAAAATTCGTTCAATACACGCCGCACTTAATTCACTTTTACAAAGTTCAGGAGCTATAATTTGTAAGCAGTGGTTGGTTGAGTTTAACAAAGCTGTTAAAGAATACACTGATGTTCAACAAGTTGTTTGGGTACACGATGAAATACAAGTTGAATGTCCTGAAGAAGATGCAGAAGCAATAGGAAAATTAGCTGTGGAATCTATTGAACGGACTGGAAAGCACTTCAATTTAAGATTACCTTTAACTGGACAATATAAAATAGGTAATAATTGGAGTGAAACACATTAATGATAAATACAAACAAAGCTACAAATAAAGGTTATGATTTCTCAATAGATAAACCTTCTAATTTTAATAAAGATTTAAAATATGGTGAGAAACGAGAAAAAAGAGTACACGACTTATTACATATGAAAGCAGGTGATAAGTTTGAAGTAAAAACCGAAAGAGATTGGTGGCATAGAACAGATAATACTGCTATTGAAGTTGAATGTAATGGTAGTGGGTCAGGAATTACTACTACTAAATCAAAGTATTGGGTTCAAGTTTATGCTGATGGAGATGAAGATTGTGCTTATCTTATTATTCCTACAAAAAGATTAAGGAAAATAAAAGATAAGTATGTTCATAAGAAAAAAAGTGTTGGAGATGGTAAAAGAGCCAAGACCATTTTAATTCCTAATTCGGAAATATTATTGGCAAAAAATTTAATCCAAAAATGAGGAAAGGAAAAATGAAAAAAAAGGTGTTATTGATAGACGGAGACATATTAGCATATAAAATAGCTACAGCTAATGAAGTGAATACACATTGGGGTGACGGATTATGGACACTACATTGTGATGAAAAGAAATGTAAGTTTGAAATGGACGCTCACATAGATGAGTTGGGGTCTACCTTTGAAGCTGACGATTATGTTTGTGCTTTAACTGATAAGAATAATTTTCGTAAAGATGTTCTTCCAAGTTACAAAGACAATCGTAAACAAAGACGTAAGCCAGTTGTTTTAAATGTTTTGCGTAAATACATTATGGAAAAACATAATGGAGTTATGTGGAAAAATTTAGAAGCTGACGATGTTATGGGTATAATGGCAACTGAACCACACCCTACAGAAGATAGGATTATTGTTTCTATTGATAAAGATATGAGACAGATACCTGCTAAAGTAAGTAGAGATGGGGAAACAGTTGAAAATATACCTCAAAGATTAGCTGACTATTGGTTTATGATACAAACCTTAGCGGGAGATAGTACCGATGGGTACTCAGGACTACCAAATGTGGGAGTTAAAACTGCTGAGAAAATGATTAAGAGGTATACTAATGTACCCCTTTTAGACCTATGGAAAATCGTTGTTGGAGCTTATAAGGCTAAAGGCTTTACTAAGAAAGAGGCTTTACAACAAGCTAGAGTTGCACATATTCTTAGACATAAAGAATATAATAAGAAGACTGGGAAGGTGAAATTATGGCGGATATAATAAAACACCCCCCGCATTACTTTAGGTTTAAAATAGAACCGATTACTTTTATTATGCAGAATGAAATTCCGTATGCTGAAGGTAATGCTATTAAATATATATGTAGATGGAGACATAAGCACAAAACTAAAGAAGAACAGTTAGGTGATTTAAAAAAAGCTATACAATATATTAATTTATTAATAGAGCAAGAGACTCAGGGAAAAGGCGAAGTAAAATTAAAACTCACTGGTCAAACTGCTGAAGAAAAAGCTGAAGAAATGCAAAAAGGTTTATATAAAAATGGTTAAACATAATCATTTGATTATTAGAGCTGATATTAAAAAACCACCTAAAGATATTCGTTTCGTAAGAAAGTGTTTAAGAAAATTAGTATCAGCTATTGGTATGAAAAGATTAGGGCAACCCGTTGCTCACTATGTAGATGTAAAAGGATATAGTGGACTAACAGGTTTTGCTTTATTACAGACTTCTCATATTTCGTTACATTGTTGGGACGAAGTTGTCCCTGCATTATTACAATTAGACGTTTACAGTTGTAAAGATTTTGATAAGACTATTGTCTTTGATTTTTTAAAACAATTTGAACCTGAAGGAAAAATAAAATATGTTACGATGGACAGGGAAACAGATATTAAAATACACAATCCTATTTAGTTTACTAAGTGGGTGTAGTGAATTTGCATTATTATCTAGTGGTTCTAGTTTAGCAATAAGTCATAACAGTTATGCGAAAGCATATAGTGGTATTGATTTTGCTACCACAATCACTACAAAAAAAGATATTAAAACTCACGCATATCATTATGTAACAAAAGCTAAAAAACTTAAAGAGTTAGTTCTTAACACTATTGCTCACGACTTTGATGGTATGTCAGGTGATTTAGTTACAACACATAAAGTTTTTATGTGGGAACTTCATCAGCCTGATGCGGGATTTTTTAAAGTTAAACATATGGAAAATTATAAAAGTAAAGAAGATATACAATGGAAAATAGAATCTCAAGGTTGGATTAAAATGTATGGCGGATAAAAGATATAAATACAATAATAAGAATCGTAATTTGGCAGGAAATCCTATACATCAACCAACTGAAAAATATAAAGAAGGTTGGACTAGAATATTTGGAAAGAAGAAAATGAAAAAAGAAACTAAACATTATATTACACACGGCTATGAAGGTGTAGAAATTCTTGTTCCAGTCACAGAAGAAAAAACAGAATCAGAAAAATCACAAGATGAATTAGAACCGATAGATAAAGAAACAGAAAAATTCTTAGATGATATAGCAAACAACACACCCAACTCAGGACAATTTAAAGATAAAAAATAATGAATTACGAAAACGATAATTTACTAACCGACTTCGGCAAGACTACTTTAAAAGATAGATACTTATTACCTGATGAAACATCACCACAAGATGCTTTTATGAGAGCGGCAAAAACCTTTTCAGATAATGAAGAAATGGCTGAACGTATTTATGAATATGCTTCTAACCTTTGGTTTATGTTTTCTACTCCTATACTAAGTAATGCAGGAACTAAAAGAGGTATGCCTATCTC